AAGGGTTATCGTGGAGATCTCATCGGCTACTTCGTCACCTTCATCTCACCCCACATGCACTATAGCGACTGCATCTACGCTCTCAATGATATCCTCTACATCCATCCTGATTACCGGGGAGGCACTGTTGGATACAGGCTGTTCAAGGAGGCGATGCAGGACTTGAGAGACAACACCGAAGCAACAATACTTTGCATTCACATGAAAGTTGAGTATCCTTTCCGACAATTACTGGGTAAATTAGGGTTTTCTCTAACCGAAGAAAACTGGGAGGTTGAACTATAATGGGCATCACAGCAGCAGTGCTTACAGGTGCATCAGCAGTTGATTCACACCGGACGGAAAGGAAAGCAAAAAGGGAGCAGGAACGGCAGCAAGCCAAGATGGAGAAGGCTGAGGCAAACCAGAAGGCTAAGGACTTAGCAGCCACTCCTACCAAGGGTACTGGTGTCGGGCGACGAATAGCACTCGAACGTCAGCAGATTCTTCGTTCTGCTGGCAAAGGCAGATCAGGCAGTGTGATCCGTCGTGGCACGGCACTGGGTTAACCATGGATTCCACCCAACTAAAAAAGTTCGCTGATGAACGCTTCAGTGAGCAATCGCGAGTCCTCAACTTGTGGCAGTCACTAGCTGAGAACTTCTACCCCGAACGATCCGACTTCACCTTATCCCACAGTCTTGGTGATGAACTGGCAGATGGCTTAGCCGACTCAACCCCCATACTCATCCGACGAGATCTAGGCAACAGCTTCAGTGCTATGCTGCGTGACGGTCAATGGTTCAATATGACCACTGAGGAAGAGCCTAGCCATCTCGCTAAGAAGTGGTTGGAGTTTGGAACAGGAAGGCTGCTTAAACTGATGGAGCACCGTAGTGCTAACTTCAGGCGATCAACCAAGGAAGGTGACCATGACTATGCTACGTTCGGTCAGAACGTTATGTCGATTGAACCGAACAAACTACGCAATGGACTGCTGTTCAGGTCGTGGCACTTACGCGACTGTGCATGGTGGGATGATGACACTGGTCAGGTAGGTGGCTTAATCCGTCGCTGGAAACCGAAGTACCATGAGTTGAGGACGTATTTCGGTGATGAGAAACTTCACCCTAATGTTACCCGGGAGATCGAGAAGAAGCTATTCAGCGAGCTTGAAGTGCTTCACTTCGATATGCCTACAACCATGTTCGACTTCGATGATGAGGCGTTGAACCAATTCCCTTTCGTCAGCCTGTTCCTTGATGTCAAGAACCACCATATCATCGACAAGGTTGGTAAACGTTTCAGGAGTTACATAGTTCCACGATTTCAAACAATAGCTGGGTCGCCTTATGCGTACAGCCCAGCCACCGTTGTTGGTCTCCCTGACGCTCGAACTCTTCAAGCCATGACTCATACACTTTTGGAAGCAGGTGAGCGTCATGCGAGACCACCTATTATTGCTACTGAGAATGTCATCAGGGGTGATGCCAACTTGTATTCAGATGGTATCACCTATGTTGCTGAGGACTATGATGAGCGGCTAGGTGCATCACTTCGACCATTGACACAGGATGCTAAAGGTTTCCCGTTTGGTCAGGATATGAGAGCAGGTGTGGTTGAGATCCTGCAAGCTGCATTCTACGTTGACAAGATCGATCTGCCTGACAAGGGTGGGGAGATGACTGCCTACGAATTCAGTGAGCGAATGAAGCAGTACAGGCGTAACAACCTGCCCCTGTTCTCACCACTGGAGCACGAGTACAACGGTCAGATGTGTGAAGCAGCCTTCAATATCGCAATGGAGTTCAACATGCTTGGATCTCCACACGATGTGCCCCGGGAACTACAGGGCAGGGAGGTATTATTCAAGTTTGAATCACCGTTAACCGAATCTGAAGAAGAGAAGAAGGTTCAACTATTCAGTCAAGTCTCGAACATGCTGCGTGACGCTGCTGAGTTCGACCAAGGTGTAGCACTCAACATTGATTTTGATGTAGCGTTGCGTGATTCCATCGAAGGTATTGGAGCACCGATGACATGGCTGGCAGAGGTCGATGAGGTCAAGAAGAAACGTGACCAACTCGAATCAGAACAGGTAGCTATGCTTCAACAAGAGGCTGCTGCCGAACAACCCCTAGAAGGAGTAGCAGCATGAATATTGTCCCAGTGAAGAAGAAAGGTAAGAAGCCCAACCCCGGTAGGCGCAGGCCCGGGTACTAATGCCGAAGGAAGTTAATGTATTTGCGATTCCTGAGCTAACACTTTACGAGAAGAACTCGCTCAAGGCAGTGTGGGCAGGGGAAGCGAATGCAGGTGAGCAACGGACTGCTATGAACGTGATCATCGATAAGTTGTCGATGGCTGATTTTATGGCTTATCAGGTAGGCTCATTTGACCAGACAGCATTCCTAAATGGTCGCTCTTTCGTGGGCAAGGCAACACGTAGAATCTTAAAATTAGAACAGGAGAATACCCAGTGAAATACTATAGTCCAGATCCAGATCCAGATAACAATCCACCTGCTAGTGATCCACCTGCTAGTGATCCACCACCGGGTGATGATCCACCTGCTAGTGATCCACCAGCCGGTGGTGGCGACAAAGCCCCTGATCCGTTCTACACCAGCCTCCCAGATGACTGGCGTAACCAGATCGCTGGTGATGATGAGGCAAGGTTAAACGATCTCGCTCGCTACACCAGTCTGGACAAATGGATTGAGAGTGGTTTCAGTGCTAAAGATGCCATTCGCAAGGGTGAGATCAGCACTGGTCTACCCGAGAACCCAAGCGATGAACAGCTTGCTGAGTATCGTGCAGCCAACAATATCCCCGAGACCCCTGATTACAAGCTCACTCTAGAACCCGGGGTGGAGCTGAGTGACATGGAAAAGGAGATCTTGCAGGGGGTTATGGGTGTTGCTCATCAGGCTAATATCTCCACCACTGACCTGTCAGCGTTGACTGGTGCATGGCTTCAAGGTAAGGAGACTCAACTGAAACGAATGCAGGATCAGGATGGTCTCGATAAAATTGAAAGCGAGAAGACCATGCGTGAGCACTGGGGTGTGGACTATGACAAGAACATGAGTGCTGCTGTTAGTATGCTTAACGGTATCTCTGAGGAAAACAAGGCGTTGATTATGGAGGCCCGTGATCCTGAAGGAAGGTTCTTGATGAGTAGTCCTTTCTTCGTTCAATTCTTAGCTGAGACAGCACTCAAGGTCAACCCAATGGCACTGATCCCGGGTGGTGGTGGCGATCCAATGGGTACTGCCAACAGTATTATCCAGAAGGTGAAGGATATTTTTGCGGCTGGCACTGAAGCTACCGACTACTATAAGGATCAGGGTTTGCAGGATCAATATGAGCGTGCATTGGAACTTCAACAACAGTTTAAAAAAGCGGGAGCTAAATCATGAAAAAGTACAGCAATACAGAAGTAGTAGAAGCCATTCGGGTTAACTGGATGATGGGTGCAGCTATCAGCGACAAGAAGGCTAAGGATGGTGAACGAATGATTCCTGAGGAAGATCAGACTATCGTTGGTCATACGTTCGCTGGTCAGAAGACGATTCGTTTGGGGGACTATGTGATCTTCAGGAATGGTCAGGCCAGTGAGGTGATGGGTGCAGATCAATTTAAGGCATCATTTAAACCTGTGAAAGCGGCGTAGTAACTGAATCATCAACCCGTGCTCAGAGCGTCCTGAGTGGCGACTGGTGGGGAAGCGCATCCAATTAAATGGTTGCGCTTTTTTTTGTCTTCAACTATTATCCACTGAACTGACGTTAGACCCCTGACATCAGACAGCAGCCCCGCACACCACGGCTACCCTGTCTTAGTCTGTTAGAAGGCTACCTCAAACGGCAAGTTAAAAACATTTAACTTTCTCGAACAGGAGACTTCTCATGGCTGAAACAGCCTTTCAAGAAAAGTTCCGTCAAGAAGTGATCATGGGATTTGAAAAATCTCATTCGTTGCTACGTCGAACCGTGACTATCGAAACTGATATCAACGGTAATCAGGCAACGTTCTTGGTCGCTGACTCTGGTGGAGCTACAGCGGTAACTCGCGGTGTCAATGGTGACATCCCGACTCGCCCTGACAATCTGAACCAGTTCACTGCGACACTCGTAGAGTGGCATGATATTCCCGAGCGTACTCGGTTCAATATCTACGCATCGCAGGGTGATGGTCGTCGCATCATGCAGCAAACCAGCATGAAGGTTATCAATCGTAAGATCGATAGCGACATCTACACCGAACTGGAAACCGCAACACTCAATTGGGGAGCAGCAGCCGCTGCAACCTTAATCTTAATCAAGCAGACGAAGATCACGTTGGCTGAGAACTTTGCCACCGAAGAAATGCCTTGGGCGACCATCACCCCATCTTTTCACGGGCACATGTTGTCATTCCCTCAGTTCGTGTCTGTTGATTATGTGGCTGAAAAACCATTTGAGGGTGTCAATAGATCGACTGCCTTCTCTTGGTTCGGTGTCAACTGGTTAGTTGATGCTGGTATTATCGGTACCGGAGGTGCAGCAGCACAGTGCTATATGTACTCCAGAGCTGCTATCGGTCATGCCTGTGACGTTGAGCGA